AGGCCAACGCAACTCGCGACCCCGAAGGGTTCCAGGACAGGAGTGACGGAGCTGTCACACTCCCAGCCACCGACGCCGCGAAGCAATGGGAGGGCTGGGGCACCGCGCTTAAGCCCGCGCTTGAAACGGTCACTTTTGCTTCAAAGCCGTGCACGGATGAGCAGGAACGAGATATAATTCAATCGAACCTATTTAGATTAGAGACCAGTTTATGGCTGCTGTCGTCTGCGAGTGCTGCGGAAAAGAGTTCAACGTCAAACCAAAGCGAGTACGGCGCGGCGTGCGCTATTGCTCAATGGACTGCCGACGAAATCACCAGTACACGGGCCGTTTTGTGCGGTCAGATGGATACGTTGCTGTTCGAGTTGGCGACGAGTACCAGCTTGAACATCGTGTCGTCATGGAGGCGCACGTTGGACGAAAGTTGGAGCGATGGGAGCACGTCCACCATCGGAATGAGGTCAAGCACGACAATCGACTGGAGAACCTTGAAGTTCTCACTGTCGCAGATCACACCCGCGAGCATCATCAAGGCGTGCAGCCTTCCAGGTGGGTTCAGTGCAAATGCCTCAACTGCGGAAATCCACTTCAACGCCTCGCTGTCGTTGTTGCAAAGCATCCGCACACTTTCTGCGACCGAGCCTGCTATATCGCGTGAGCAGCACGAACACCTGGGCGCGGGCGTAACGCCGAACCTTGACCCCTGCATCATGGCGCGCAAGCCGCTGGTGGGCACTGTTGCCGCGAACGTGCTCGAACACGGTACGGGCGCGCTCAACGTGGATGGGTGCCGCGTGCCTAGCAGCGATGTCATCCCGCCGATCTCGGGCAAGGGGATTCTTGGCGGGACGAGCGACGGCTGGGATCGGCCTTGGAAGAATGACCCCGAGGGCATAAAGCGCCGACAACAATCAGCCGACGCGGCTATCGAGAAGGCCAACACGCTAGGCCGCTGGCCCGCCAACCTGATCCACGACGGCAGCGAGGGGCCGACCGATCTGCTGGGTGACGCCGCCCGTTTCTTCTACTGCGCGAAGGCGAGCAAGCGGGATCGGGATGAGGGCTTGGATGAGATGGAGGCCCGCCTGTTCGGCATGTCCGGCGCTGCTGCTGCTGCTGCGCCGCAACCCGTCGCTGCGCCTTCCGCACCGCAGCCCCCCGCTGCGCCTGCGTTGGGTACGGGTATGTTCGGTACGGGCGTCTCCATGAACGCTCTAGCGCCTACTGCTGCTGCCGCACCTACTAATGCGCTGGCACCTACTGCTGCTGCGGCTAAAACGCCGGAACAGCTACGCCGAGAGATTATGTTCTTTAGCTCGTCTTCGGACCCGCGCGCTAAAGCAATGGTTAGCGCGCTTACAAGTCAACTGACCGAAATTACCAAGCCGTACGTTGTGGGCGGTAATTTGGTGACCGGCGCTGGGCAACCCTTGTTTACCGCGCCGCCAACGCCAGCGCAGCCAACGCCGTTGTCGCGGCTATACGCCGAGAGGGACGCGCTGCCACCTAATGACCCGCGCCGCCCAGGTTACGACGCGCTTATCCGCAAGGAAACAACGCACTCGCCGGGCGCTACAGTAATCTTGCCCACGCAAGAAAAAGCTGAACAAAAAAGACGCGGCGAACTGTTGGTCGAGGAATACTCAGATATTTCAAAAGCAGCAAAAATTGCAGCGAAAATCCTGCCTGCGATTGATGCTAACCTAGGTATTTTGGATAAAGGATTTGAAACTGGCTTTGGGACGGAAACCAAAGTTGCTGGCGCTAAGGTGCTGGCCGCGCTTGGGGTGCCAGAAGCAGAAAAATTTGCTACCGACGCTCAAGTGTTTCAATCCAAAGCTACTGAAGCCGTGCTGCAAAAGCAGTTGGAACAAAAAGGCCCGCAGACCGAATCCGACGCGCAACGTATTGACCAGATTGGCTCACAGCTTGGCAAAACTACGGAAGGCAACAAGTTTCTGTTGACTACCGCTAAAGAGCAACTGAAGCGCGACATGGAACAGCGCAACTTCTACGATAGTTGGTGGAAACAAAACAAAACTTACGACGGCGCCGAAGATGCGTGGTATTCAGGTGAGGGCGGCAAGTCGCTGTTTGACCGGCCTGCGCTTAAAAAATATCTAAGCCCAACCAGCAGCAGCGCGGCAATTCCCGGTCAGACTGCGGCAGCGCCTCAAGCTGCTATTGATGCGCTTAAAGCTGGTCGGGGTACTGACGCGCAATTCGATCAAATGTTTGGCGCTGGGGCGGCGAAACGCGCTAGAGGGGGCAAGTAAATGGCCGCTAACCCTTTTGCCGAGTTTGTAGACCAGCCCAATCCTTTTGCTGAGTTTGCTGCGCCGGTCTCAGAGATTCTTGCGCCGCGTCAAGGGTTCATGACTAAGCTGGGGCGCGGCGCGGCGTCACTGGCTGACGTAACGCTGGGCAATGTAATCCCCGCCGTCGTACAGCAAGTAGGGTACCCGTTGGCCCGCGTTGGCCGAACGCCAGAAGAAGCACAAGCAGCTACGCAACGTGTTGTCAGCGCGGTAGACCAACCGTTTGGTAAAGCGTTTGGTGTTTCAGAAACACCCGAATACAAGCAAGAAACTGGGCGTCAACTGCTAGATTTTATTGGGCAGAATTATCAAAAAGGCGCAAAGTGGGTTGCTGAAAATACTGGTCTGCCGCAGTCGGACGTAGAAAATTATTTGGGCTCTTTGACTTTGGCCGCGCCCGGTCTAGCACGTGCTGCCGCGCCAGCAATTGAACAAGCGGTTGTCGGGGCAAAGATGCCTTTTGAGCCTAGGCGTCAAGCGCGTCTTGAAGCAGCTTCGTTGAAAGACTACGCTCGCGGCCCGCAAATTGATGCCGCCGCAGACGCGCAACGGTTGGGTATTGCACTTAATCCAGTAGACATTGAGCCATCTGTTGGATCGCGGGCAACATCTGCTATGGCGGGTGAAAAAGGCGTTGAAGCCATTACAAACGTCAACAAAAATAAAGTACGTAACATAGCGTTGAATGACATGGGCTTGCCGCCCACTACGCAACTTAACAGCTCAAAAGCGTTTCAAGACGCGCGCGCTCAATTTTCCAAACCTTACGACAAAGTCAAAAGCCTGCCAATTCAACAGGCGGACGACGCGATGCTTCGGCGGTTGGAAGGCATTCGTACTGATCTTGACGTTATCGGGGCTAAAGAATACGCGCCCGCAATCGGCAAGATTGTTGACGACGCCATCTCAAAAACACAAACTGGTTTGACTGGCGAAACGCTGCTCAAAAACATTAGCGTGTTGCGTGAGCGGGCAAAAAGAACTTACAACAACAAGGCCGCAACTAGCGAGGCGCTTGACATTGCGGACACTAATCTCAAGATAGCGACTGAGCTGGAGTCGATGATCGACAACAGCATCTTGAACCCTAAGTTGCTCCAAGAGTTCCGTGATGCACGTCAAAAGATGGCGCGCACGTACTCATACGAAGGTGCCACAGACCTTAACACCGGCATAGTGGATGTTGGCAAACTGGCGCGCATCACGTCCAAAAACAGCGCGTTGACCGGTGACATCGCAGCGTTGGGGCGCATCGCGGGTAATTTTCCCGAAGCGTTCACTACCAAAGCGGCGTCCCCGTGGACTAAAGCGTTGTCGATTGGACGTACCGGCGCTGCTGGTACGCTGGGGGGTTTGGGGGGTTACGCACTAGGCCAAGATTACATAAGCGCCGCAGCAGGTACTTTGATAGGCGCGCTTGGGGGTAAAGTTGGCCAGTCTTTTGCGGCTAACCGTATGGCGTCCCCCGGGTATCAGGCCGGATTGCAGTTGCGCGATATGCGTTTGCCTGTCAATCAGTTGGCGGCGCCGGTAACGCAACAGGTTGGCAATGCACTTGTGCCTTATCAGCCGCCTGTGGAAGTGTTGATGCCAGGAGAAGGGCCGTACTTCCCTAACTTTGTCATGCAGCCGGGGCGGTACGAAGGCCGCGTCGCCCCCGACAGGCCAACCGGCCCGCCGCAACTTGGCGCGCCGAGTGCTGCCGGCACCTTGAACGCACTGGCGCAAGAACGCGCTCGTGCTGCCGGAATGTCGCGCACGCTCGGCCAGCAGGCAGAAGCGCAGCAAGCTACGGCTGAAGCCGCCGCCCGCCGCCCAACCAGCGGCGCGGTCGAGTTGCAGATCAACCCTCTGACTGGCGCGCCGGAGATCAGCCGGGGCATCAAAGGTGCAACGCCTGATGTGTTCCAAGATTTTGGCGCGTCGCTTAAGACTGCTACTGAAAAAGCCGCCGCTGGGCGTATGTTTGACTTGACAGCAGCGGAAAAAGTAGCGTTTGAAAAGACGCGCATTGATTTGGCTGAAGTGGCCCCCGGCATGAAGTCGTTGAACGACAAAGCCATTGCTGCCAAGATGCAAGACCGTGCGTGGGTGCAAGACGCGGTTATTAAGGCGCAAGAAAAAGCGCGAGGGTTTGAAGAAATTGCTAATCGCGCAACTACGGATCGTCTGCGGCAAGACGCTTTGGTTAAACGCGATCAGTTGTTAGACTTGCTAGATACGCTAGAAAGTCAACTTGGAAAACCTAGGCCGATTAGGTCTGGTGCCCAAGGCCCAAAAACCCGCGAAGCTATCCGTAACAAGATGGCATCAACGCCCGTCAATAAGTTGATCCTTGAATGAACTCACAAGACCTTATCAACCTCGCCTTCGGCGCAGCGGCAAGTGTGCTGGGGTGGTTTGCCAGAGAACTCTGGGCGGCGGTCAAGGAACTGAAGGCTGATCTTGCCAAGTTGCGCGAAGAGCTGCCGCGCACTTACGTCGTGCGCGACGACTACAAAGACGACATCCGCGAGATCAAGGAAATGCTGACGAAATTGTTTGACCGACTGGACAACAAAGCCGACAAAGCATGAACATCGTAGACCAACTCCGGCGTGATGAGGGCGAGTCGCCCACCTGCTACCAGGATCATCTAGGATATTGGACTATCGGTGTTGGCAGGATGATTGACGCCCGCAAGGGCGGCGGGTTGCGCCCAGATGAAGTTGCCTACCTGCTGAACAACGACATCATCAGCCGCCGTGAGGCGTTAAAGGATGCGCTGCCGTTCTTTGCTGAACTGTCGTCGGCCCGCCAAGGCGTGTTGATTAACATGGCCTTTAACATGGGCGTGGCCGGCCTGCTTAAATTTAAGCAGATGCTGGCCGCAGTCGAGGCCCAGCATTGGGGTATCGCCGCCAAAGAGATGCTGGACTCGAACTGGGCGCGTCAGGTGCCCAAGCGGGCGGTGCGCTTGGCGTTGCAGATGGAGACAAACCTGTGGCAATAGACACCGCTATCGTTGGGCTGGTCGAGACTGTCGTCAACAAGATATGGCCGGACAAGTCCGAACAGGAACGCGCTCAGATGACAGCGGCGTTGGCGCTGGTGCAGGGTCAGCTGGACATCAACAAAGTTGAAGCCGCCAGCCCTAATGCGTTCACCTCGTCTTGGCGTCCTGCTATTGGATGGGTCTGCGCTGCTGCGCTGGCGATGCAGTACATCTTTCGTCCGCTGGTTGCATGGGTAGGGATCGTCACAAACAATCCACTGCCCATGCTTCCCGGCATTGATGACAACCTCTGGCAACTGCTCACGGCGATGCTGGGGCTTTCTGGTTTGCGGACTTTCGAGAAGGTGAAGTCGGTAGCCTAACGACTTCCTCGGTGTGGAACCGGTGTCCGTTGGCGCACTCCCTGCGCCTGCGAATCCCCCGTGTGTCTAGCACTATAGACCACGCCTTACATTTTGGACAAAGCATCGCGGTACGCCTGTAGCGCGGTTTTCAGATCGGCCTTTAGGTGCGCGATGATGTCTTGCTGCTCTGCGATCAGGCGCAGCAGTTCTTCTCGGGTGTAAGCGTCAAGCATCGTGTGACCCAATCCCATGCGCCCGAATTGCAGCCAGCAAATCGTCGGCGCAGCAAATGCCATCGCCATCGGTGTTGTCATTGATGATCTTCTCTATTTCCTCCGTCAGCGGCTTGCGCTGGGGTGGGTGCAAGTACAACGGCCCCACACGGTTCCATTGGTTGCTAGCCGTCCACACCTGATCTTTTTCAATAACGCGAGTGCGTCCGGTTTCGCCGTGCTGCCATAAATACGCCACAGGCTCAGGCTCCGGCCCCTTCTCAGTACGCGCCATGAAGCAGTCAGGATGGTGCTGGTGCCGAGTGCAATGTGAGTCACAGAACGACTCATCAGGCTGCGCGAGGGCAGCGCGGAGGGTGTCAATCAACTCCGGGCACCAAACAGTGACCGCCTCGACTGTGCCGTCGTCAGAGTCAGTGCATCCGTCATGCACGATTTCGCAAAACTCCAGCGCCTGTTGCGCTGCTTTTCTCAAGTCACTCATCTGCGCCTCCCATCTCTTGCAGTCATCACAGTGCCGGAGCCGTAGCCGTCGCCGTTGCCGTCGCCGTAGCCGTAGCCGTTGCCGTTGCCGTAGCCGTAGCCGTAGCCGTTGCCGTTGCCGTCGCCGTAGCCGTAGCCGTTGCCGTTGCCGTCGCCGGAGCCGTAGCCGTAGCCGTAGCCGTAGCCGTAGCCGTAGCCGTAGCCGTAGCCGTCGCCGTTGCCGTAGCCGTTGCCGTAGCCGTAGCCGTAGCCGTTGCCGTCGCCGTTGCCGTAGCCTATTGGCTGGAATGTCATCACAACCCCCAGTTATCAGCGACGGGGATGCAAAAGATTTCCGCACCCTCTGGCATGTCTACGTCAGCCATTGGACGCAGGTCGGCTTGCGCGGTCTCAACCATTTTGGCAAATCCGATGGACTCCCACTTAAATACGTGCAGCGCGCGTCCAAGTTTGATGCGTCCGTTCTCTCGGGTCACATCCCCGGCGAATATCCAGCCACGGTCTACAACGACAACAGCCCTTGTCCCCGTTGGCTTGCTGGTTGCAGGGATGTATTCGATACCATTGATAGTGATAGTGTTCATGTTTAATCCTTTTTCAGTAGTTGGTTAAATTGGTTTTGCCGCCCCAGCGATGGGGGAGGGCGATGGGGGAGGGCCTGAGCCGTGCAATCCAATCTATTGTTTCCAGCGCCATCCCTGCTGCTTTGCGTAGGTCATTCATCTGCGCCTCCCATCTCTTGCAGTCATCACAGTGCCGGAGCCGTAGCCGTAGCCGTCGCCATCGCCGTCGCCGTCGCCGTTGCCG